TAGCAGTTCCTTGACTAGGACCTGATACAATATTTAATGAAGTATAACCTCCTGTAATGTATGGACTAGGATCATAGTTAAATGAACCACCTCTAGCAGCCACTGTTTCACTAAAATCTGATGTTACAGGTGCGCCGCCACCACTAGGTGAGCCGATACTAATACCTCCACCTACATTAATTCCACCTTCAAACTTTATTCCTGCTACTGACATAATTATTCCTTATAAACCAAATCGTGTCTTATTAGCATTCCAACTAGTTGTCACGCCTGCTTGACCTATATCACTATCATATACATTAACAATAGCTAGTTTACCGCCCCAAAAGCCACCCGGATCCCAACGAGTCATCAACCCGTATCCAATTGCAGGGTTGGCAGCGCCGCCTGGGCCTCGTCCTGTAGCAGTTTGCACCAGTGTGTTGTTTACATATAACTTGAGGGTGTCACCATCAAATGTTCCCACAATCTGATACCAGTTTCCAGGTGTTAAAGTGTATGGATTGGTGGAGTGAAATCCACCACCATACCACCAGGCCTGCAAATCAGGGTCGCCGCCGGCAGCTGAACCTAGTCCAAGATTTATGGTACCTCCAGCATATGAGTATTCTGTGAATATGTTGGGTCCAGAGGAACTATTAGTTCCGTCATAGTAATGCCACGCTTCAATACTCCAGTTAGCAAGTGTGCCTAAATTTGTAGTGCTATATCCATATTGACCATTATTGGGATCAAACTGTAGGTATCCACCATTGGCACTATTATATGTTGGTCCGTTCACAAGAGTAAACGGTATTGAACCAATCGTATCGGTCCATGTAGCGCCTGATTCGGGATAACTTGCAGGATTACCTGCATCTAAACTTAGTACAGGTGTTAGTCCCGGCCCCGGCGCAGTGCCGCCTATTGATACACCTTGATTGATAGTTACACTACCTGTAATTGTTATTCCACTCATAAATCACCTGTATTAGTTGAAGGGAATGCACGACCAGCACCCCATATAATTCTTACTGCACCACTGCCACCGTTTGAATTTTCTGCTTCGGCACCACCGCCCCCATAAACCCCACCGTCATATAACTGACCACTACTACCGCCTCCGCTTCCGCCTGTGCCTGCATAGTAAATCCAACTACCGCCACTGAATGTTCTACTAGGGGCTGTACCATCTGCTCCTTGGCCAAATATACCTACACCTCCGCCTGGACGACTATAGCCACCGCCACCAGAGATTGTAATCCCACCCTGTATTTGTATTCCTATTGCTGACATAATATTATCCCTATATAGTATTTATCTGATATAGGAGGATAGGGAGGCATTATCTAACATTCCACTAAATTATAGTCAAAAAGAAAGGGAACCGAAGTTCCCTTTCTTAGCGTCAAACAAAATGAATGGATTGAGCCAGTGTTTCATGAACAGTGCTTACGTTTTCTGCCACCTAATTTCCAACCGTCTGATAACCATTGATCAAGTGCATCACGCTTTACCTTCTTTTCGTCACCATCTTTGTTGATGCTGATACAACCAATATTAGCCTTTGCTACATTAGAACCATGTCCTTCTTTTTTCTTTATACCTTTAGAATTTTCTGATATTTTTATTTTTTGTTCTTCGCTCATTGGACCTTTTAGTTTACCTTTTAGTGCTATGCTTTTTTTCAGTTTTGCCTCATCACTATCTTTTCTTCCGGTTACTTTTGCTATTCTTTTTTGTTGACCTTCTGCTTGTTTAATAGGATCTATTTTTCTATTTCGGGCCGCATTTTGTAAATTTTCTCTATGCTCATCCGTTATTTCAACGCCACCTTTGTTCCATGGAATAAGATTTTTAGATTTCATAACCTTAGAATGATTTATTGAATGCTCTATTCTATAAGTTTCGTATACTCTTGCTGTTATTTTTGTTTGATATCTCTGTTGATATTTGTTTTCAGCTTTCATCCCTTTAAGAGCATATAGCATTTTGCTTCTATCATCACCCTCTGTCATCTTTACTAGTAACCAATGACATATAAAATGTTCTCTAGCAGTTAATTCTACTAGGTTATCTTTGTCATTACTACCACCCATTGATTGAGGTATAATATGATGTAGTTCTGTATAACCCTCGGTTATGCGTTGCTTCGCATTGGAAGTTATAGCAAAATAAGTTTTGGAGTATTTGTTTGTAAGCATAATAGTATTTATACATAATCTCACATTTCACTAATTTTAGATACAAAAAAGGGCACTTTCGTGCCCCTTTTTGTTGATAATATCTGTAAAGATATTAATGTGTTTTGAATTTCACTGGAAGGTCAAATTCTGTACTGCTATCTCCCCAACGTAGTCAGCAGCATTACCGAACGATGATGCTGTGTTTGTTAATTCGATGTAGCCATAACGTGTCATGAACGATACGACTGGTTCGAATGTTGATGGATCAAGTACAACACCACTGCTCATTAATGGAATATATGGGCAATAGAATGCTGCTGCGTCTGTTTCGCTTGAACCTTTATAACCAACTAATACAGGTTGTGTATCAGGGCTATAGCTGTTTACGAATACGCGCATTGCACCGTTCAATGTACCAACGAATTTTGTATTTGTTGGAGCTTCGAATGTGCCTTCTGTTGTACGTGCAAATGCACTTGTTGTTGCTGATTGAAGTACTGTTAATGAAGCAGGACTTACAACGCACCAGTTACCTGCACCACGACGTGTACGTTGTGCAATCAAGTTAGCAACACGGTTGATAAGAACAGCTAAAGCAGCGTGTTCGTCACCAACGTATGTAGCAGTACCTGATACTGTTGCTTGGTTGTATGTATACTCAGTAGCAGCTAATGTGCTTAAGCTGAGTAAGATTTCCTGATCGATTTCAGCAGTAATTTCTTGAGCAAGTGCTGCCATGATTTCTGCTTCAACGTCAATGCCATGTTGGCTTTGGGCGTCTTGTGCAGCTTCGAATGTCCAGCGTGCTTGTAACTTACGTGATTTAGCTTCAACAGCTTGACGTAATATTTGTACAGAAATTTGCTTACCACCATTACCTTCGAGAGTTGCTGTATCAGCACCTGTATAGTAATTGGTTGATGTTGCGTTCTGTGGAACACGTGAATATGCTTGCGCAATTACGAATGGACTTAAAGCTTCTTGACCAGCTTGTACACTTGTTTGTGCTGCTGAGTTGTCAGTCAATGACTGAGCATAGCGAACACGCAATGTATGAATCTGACCAACTGGGCCTGTCATTGGTTGAACACCAACTAATTCGTTTGCGATAACAGTTGGCATAACACGACGGATTACTGGAAGAATCACACGGTTTAATGTTGCGATATTACCAGCAGTTGTTGTGCCTGCAGTGCTTTCAGCAAGCAACTGTTTCTTGGTGTTTTCTAAAATAACACCCATTGTTGAGCGGCGAGTGCCTTTTAAGCCTTCTAACAGGGCCTCTTTGGTCTCGTCCCAACGGCTTTCTAAGAGTACTTTTGACATTTTCTATTTTCTCCTAATATGTCTAAAATTTAAAGCCCTGCCAAACGTCTAATGTCAATAACGTTGTCACGCTCGTCAACATCAACTTCTTGTTTTGGGGCAGTTTTGTTACCAGTTACTTCTGCAATAACACTTTCATTGATCATAGCCTTTTTAGGTGCTGCTTTCTCTGAACCTGTATTGAGAACTGCTGGTAAATATTTGTCGAAAGCGGCCTGCAATTTTGTTGTTTGGACACTTTCTAGTAAAGATTGCATTACTTGTGATTTCTCTTTGTTTAAAGTACTGAGTAATTGGCTCATTACTTTTTCACGCTGAGTTGATTCTTTAATAATACGAACTTCACGATCCTTTGATTCTACTAACTTAGCGGCTTCCGCTGCTTTGCTTGTAGCTTCAGCTAATTGTTGTTCTTTTTGCTCTAAAGCTGAAAGAAGTTTGCGAGTTTCTGCATTCTTATCTAAGTAAGTTACAGAGTATTCACTTGCAAAGGCTTCAAACAACTTGCGACCAAAGTTATTTTCTTTAGCTGATTTAATATCTTCCTTGAGTTGTGAAATTTCACCCTTAAGATGAGATGTGACTGCTGCATTAATTCTTTTTGCACTTTCATTGACAAATTTTGTCTTAAGTGCTTCAAGTGTTTTGCGGCCTTCAGCAACCAACTTAACTTTGGTCTCAACAACTGCTTTCTTGTCTTGCGAGAATTCTTTAATTTCTTTAGCAAGAGCATGAACTACAAATTGTTCAAGCTTACGTTGATTCTCAAGAGCAATCTGACGATCTGCACGTAATTCTTTAATTTCTTCGGCTAATTTTGTAACCATAAAATTATTGAACTTTGCTGCATTTTCTTTGAGCTTCATTTTTGCTTGTACGCGATCTTCGTTAAGAGCCTTCTTTTCTTCATGAAATTCTGCAATTTCACTTTGTAGGCTTTCGGTTATCATCTTATCTAGGGCTTCTACCATCACAATTCTGTCGTGTTCATAACGTTGTGCAAACTCTTCGTGGAGTTCGGAACGTACTTGATCACGGGCTTCCATCAACTTAGATTCCCAGACTTTGTTTAATTCTTGTCCGACATCTTCGTTGATTAAACCACTATCGAGCAATGGTTTGATAGCATCTAGCATATCTAGTTCCTCTATTTAATTTTAAGTTCCTTGATCAAACGAGTTACCTCGTTCTTCAAGTATTCTTGTACCTTTCTGTCACCGCTAGCTTCCTTAGCAACTTCAAGTATTTTATGACCATGTCTCATATTCATAAGACCTTCATAAATTGCTTTTGGGTATGCGTTTGGTGCGCTTGGCTGAGCAACAATATCAACAGTGATTATTTCAAAATCACTTACACGGCCATCCCTGTCATCTACATTACCTGATCCACGACTGGACACGCCAAGTTTAACACCACTCTCCAACATGGTAGTTACTAACTGACCCATTGGAGTTGGTAGAATCTTTAATTTGCCAAAACCATTAGGACCGTCCATCCACATATTAGTAATCATATGTGATACACGGTCTAAATTGATTTTTAAGTCATCTGGGTGATCGACTTCACCTAATACACTATGACCTGTTGTAATCTGTTCGTTAAGAGTTTTTACGGCGTTTTCAATTTCAGAGACAGGGTAAATACGCTCATTTGCGTTCTTTACCCCACCCTGGATGAAGATACCTTTCATATACAGGTTCTTCTTATCGCCTTCTTCTTTAACACTTTCTACCACGATTTCAGCGCGGTCAAATGTTAAATTTTCTTTGAGATACAAAGCCATTGTTTCTCAGATTCCTTACTTAGCTACAGGACTTTTATGGTTCGCTGAACCATCTTTTGTCACTGGTTTTGGTGTTGAGTCACCTTTGTCTTTGAAGTTGTTTTTGCCTGGAACATTCTTGAATTGACCTGCTCCTGGTAAATTACCTTCGCCTTTTGTATAAGCATCGTGTGGCTTTTTAGGACCTGTTGGAACAGTTTCAGCATCGCCACTGAATTTTACTGGCTTGCTTGCCATTCCTTTTTGTCCTGAGTTGAAAGCTACTGTGCTTTTCTTGTTTGAACCATCGTCACCATGTTTTGGTGAAGGAACTTTAGGAAGATTTACGTTTTCCATGACACTTTCTTCCATGTCTTCGTCTTCATCGTCATCACATTCACATGGTGATTTATGACAATGTGAACACATACGACCTTCTTCTAAATCTTCTTCATCTTCTTCATCATGTTCGTCTTCGAGGTCATGAGTTTCTTCTTCGCCTGCTT